TACCATTACCCAGACCGCCGGCAGTATTTCCATTACCGCCGACAAACCCCGGCTTCGGTCAAAATCAAAATCCATTTTTCCCGCCGGTTAATCCCGGTTGGCCGGGATATATTCCGGGTTCAATACCCGAACCAATTGACCCTAATGACAGGAATCAAAACGGAATACCCGACGATATTGATGCACTTCTCGGCGGCCTCTAAATAAAGCTCCAAATATATTTAAGAGTTCTTCTTAGATATTTTCTTTTTGAGATGTTTTCTAATTTTGGCGGTTCTTCTTTGCCAAATTCTTCTCTTTTTGAAATCGCTAATGTTTTTGATTGATTTATAGAAGTCCATTTTTTTTTTGTTATTTCTTGTAATTCAGTAGATGTTATTTGACGCTTATTATATTCTCTAATATCTACCATTTCAGGCCGACCGTGAGGGAAACAAATATTGCATCTAGGTGAAGCACTAGGGTTACAAATTCCCTTCTCTCTAAACACGCTTAAAGTAACATGAGAATTTTGAACTGATTCATCTTGACTAATTAATTGTTCACGAACCCAACGAGAAAAATTTGGTTTTTTCGCCGCTATTTCGTCAGACTTTCGATCTAGTGATACCGTTCTAATTATTCTACTCATTTTCTATCCCTCAATTCTTTCGCTTCTTTTAATTCTAAATATAATTCAGTAACAAATTCTTCACTTTGTAATTGAAGCTCAATACCTGTTGCTGATGTGGTAACTTGTTTCAAGTGTCTGTTATACATCAAAGCAACGGCTCTAATGCCTTCAAAATATCCTAAGTCATATTCATTCATTATAACACCTTATTGAATACATGATTTACACCTTCGGGCATTACCCAACATTGTTTTTGATTCATATGTTTAACCGCTTCAAAATCGGTAAAGTCCATCCAGACCGAACAATATTTACATCCTAAAATCATATCAAATCACCTCTTATGACTTTTTTATGAATCCACCCTACTTCATTCTTCCATACAGTTTCCATGTCTCTTTGGACTGTCTCAGGATAGAAAAAGACGTAGGCTGAACCTTCGGCGGCACAAGAGCCTTTCACATTATTATGACCGCCAAAAGATAGACGGCCACCGATAAATAAGACGTTGGCATTATCAAATATCTTCTTCCAATATGGGTTACTTGTTCTTGATGGTAAAAGCATGCATGTATGATTACCCTTACGAGCTTCAAATATTGCCTTATCTACAAAAGGCTCGATGTTTGAATATGGTGGATTACAAAAATTAAATTTATCCCAATTTTGAAAGATTGCATTGTCATCAATAGTATAATATTTTTCACATTTGGCATTTTCAGCATCGGCACAAACGTCAAGATCAAACTTAAAGTCATTATCTGGATTACCGGATATTTCCCCGGCATAATCAAAGATATAGTCGGGTGTCCAGAAATTATTCATATCTCTATTAATTGGCCTCATTCTTCTTCAGCTCCGGAAGTAATGACACCTATTACGACATCTAAATAAGAACCTTCAACAGTCTCTCGACCCATTCTATCATGAAAGACGACTTGACAATCATCATTATATTTGTTAAGCCATTTTTTGATTTGTCCTACAGTCCAATTAACATTCGACATTATTTTCACCTACCCCAAATAAACACGGATAACATATGAAATGTTCGTGTTTATTCTCACAAGTGCATTCAAAATTTTTGGCATCATAATCATCATTAAGCTCTATTATCATTTTTTTTCTCTCCTATATTTTGTCTAGACGTTCGCCTGTCCGCCGGGTGCGAACAAAATGTCCTAGACATGAGGTGTATATAGTATTTATTACAGGCGCGTTGTAATAAAATCATTAATTAATACCATACCCCTCTTATTATTATATTATTATATGATTATCTTATTATTATTATAGATAGATGGTAGAATAAGGTTTTTAGGTAGCGGTCAAGTCGGTTTAGGGCATGGTTGAAGCCTATTATATAACAATTATCGCCTCTTTACTTGAAATTTTCGTCATTTTATGGGGTATTTCGCAATTAAATAGAGAAATTCGAGAAAATGTTGAAGATTTAGAGGAAAGTATCGACAATAAACTCGCTTTAGCCATTCAATCGACGGGATTATCGACCAACGGCGAACCCGTTAACCCAATTCAAGCGGCAATCGCTCAAATGCTAACGCAAGCGACAGCTCCGCCCGTTCAAGTGAAGGAAATTTTAGTTAATCGTGATGATTCGGGTCTTTTTACTAAAAAGGATTAATAACACCTATTCAACCCGAAGTCTATGGCTAAGCGAAAATCACGCCCTAGAAGGAGAGCATCCTTCAAACTATTAAACGCCCTAGAATCATTAACATACGCTGAAATCCTTTCAAGAGGTATAGCGGGAACGGGGATCGCCGGATTAATAACCGGAAAGGGCGACATCGCCGAATCCTTTGATAGCACGGGCATGATGACCGGCTATACGGGAACGGGTGCTATTTCTTTATCTGATATAGTTTCAAATCCCGGCGTGGCTACGTCTACAATGGCAACAAATTTACAGAATAATATAATTCCTATGGCAGTAGGAGCGGCGACTACAGCGGCAACCTTTAACATCGGTCGCCGACTTTTACGCCGACCTATAAATAACATAAATAGAACTTTAATGAAGCCATTATTGGGTTCGGGAATAAAACTTTGAGGTGATTATTATGGCAAACGTAGATTCATATGCTCAATTAACTATGCGTGGCGGAGCTGTAGTTCCTTTAGCCAATACAGCTCTTACAGAAGCAACCGAGGACGAAATTCAAACCGATTCAAACTTTGTAGGAAGTCAACAACCGGCTGGCACATTTGCGACTCAATCCCTACCTAATCCTGTCGTTATGGCGGCAGGCGTTAGTGCTGAAAATGACGTAACTTATGCTTACGTTAGATCGGCGGGAAAAATTAAACTCGCTTTACCCGTTTCCGGTTTATCGTCTGGAATGGGATTGCCGGGTTCACTACCTTATCCTAAATCTCTAGTATCTGGTGATTCAGTTATTGTAATGGCAAATGCTGTTGCCGATAGAGAAGTCGGATTGTCAGTCGCTTGTTCAAACGGTGAATATCATTGTTTTAGTGTAACACCGACCGGAGCTGGCGAGCATGAGTTAGTTTCAGTATTAACAGGGCAATCAATCGGCGAAACTCTTCAAGGTCGCGTTGTGACCCATGCTTTTTCTATGGGCGGAAACAATGCAACAAATTTCAGTTCACCAATCTACTTTTTGAATGGTTCAGGCACACCTATCGGTTCAGTTACCCCAAATGACCCAGCGGTTGATACGGGACTTTATCAATCATGCATGGCTCAAATTGCACTTAACACTAGAGTGGTATTTAGGACAGATGCGTGATTAAAATGGCGATCTCTAAGAGAGCAAGGGCTAGAATGAAAATTAGTTCAAAGGCTGAGGCTATGGCAATTAAAAAAGCCACTAAACTTCTATACGAAGCCGAATTAATGGGCATTAAAAGAATGAGAGAAATAATGCGAGCGGCTGATAAGAGGTGCTAAAATGGCCTCTTTAGGAAAGTTTCATTATTATTCGACTACAGCTCCGACTTTAGATGCCGCTTTTGGTTATCCAATATTACAAGCGCCACCAAATAAAGCATTGAAGATTATTCAATTAGCCGTATTTAACGGAACTAATTCGGCAAATACTGAAATCAATTTAGCAATATTGCCATCAACCACTTCAAAGTTAAATGATGGTTCTTATTCAATGATAGATAATCAAGCGTTTGTTGTGGGATTAATAGCGGCCGCATTAACAGGATCAACAATAGTGACACCATTGACATACGCTGGTATCGCAACAAAAGGTGCTTTCAGCGAAATTATTATCCCTCCGGGTGCAATTTTGTTAGGATTTGCACCTACTGTTAACTTGAATGGAACTGTTGAATATCGTAGCATAGCATACGAATGCAATTCTGAGGGTTACTAATGCCCAGAAAACCAACAGAAAAAGTTATCGAACATAGGATAACTCTTGGAACTTACGAACGTCAAATCTTTTCAGACGCAGTTACTTCATACAATTTCAAAAATGTATCAACCCCTATTGTTTCAGCTCTGTCTGATGTATCTTTTGTTCTATTGATAGGTGCGGCAATTGGATTATTTCTTGATCGAGTATTGCCGGACGATTGGCGAAGCGTTACAGAATTTCTCATTGGTCAAGACTTGAGCGATTGGCTAGAAGTTCAGAATATAGTAGGTGCTGGAATTGGGGGTATTGCCGGTTTATTTGTTGGCAATCCTGTATTCGGGGCTGTCCTCGGCTCAGTAGCGGTTGAGGGCTTAGAAGAAGTATATTCAGGGGTTCAAACTGCGGCGATTGATAATCCTCAAGTGACATCGGTTTTTACTGCATTTATGTTGAGAACTTATTGGGCAATAGAAAAAATTCGAGGTAATCAATAATGAAATTATCACCCGTTCAAGGAGCAATTGAGGCAGTTAGATTATTATTATCAAATCAATTAAATTTGCCTTCAGCTCTCAATCGAGAAAATATACCAATTACACCTCCACCAATTACACCTCTACCATTACCCAGACCGCCGGCAGTATTTCCATTACCGCCGACAAACCCCGGCTTCGGTCAAAATCAAAATCCATTTTTCCCGCCGGTTAATCCCGGTTGGCC